TGTTGAGAGCTACTTCTCCTAGTGGCAGCTGCCCCGGGGTCGGAATTTTGCCATATACAGCCGACCGTTTTAGCTTGATTATTGGATCTGCCATCTTTTAAGCGTCTATGTAGTCATTTCTACCAGTATATACTGGCATTTTTAATATTTATGCGAAATCTCCTGCGTCTTTAGTTGTTCTTTTTGTCTTTGGTAACTTTGTTTTTAGTTCTGCAATAGTTTTATTAAGACCTTCAATAGTTTGTCTATACTTTAATTCTCTTGCTTCTAAAGCAATATTTTGATTAATAGCATCAAAATATTTGTTCTGATATATTGCAATCAAATTCTTATAATCCTGTTCATCCATAAAAAAAGAGGGAAATTAACTCCCTCTATTTAGAGTATGTTATATGGATCAGAATGAACCGCCATCAATAGTTGCGTTTGTGATTACAATCGTGTTGCCATCACATCCAATTACTTCATCAGTTGTGCCACTGCAACCAGAGACATACAGAGAAGCAACTTCTAATGCACCACCAGTGTTGTTGGTCAGAACTCCAGAAGATTCTGAAACATCTGCGGAAACAACAACTCTTGAAGTACTATCATCCCAGTAAACACCTGCTTTTTTAGCAGAACCGGAATAATAGTTGAACAGAACACCAATGTCCTTATTTAGGTCAGATGATGGTGCAGATCCATCAACCATACCAAGATCAAGAAGTTGGTCTTCAATGGTTGTCTGAGAAGTATTAACCTGCGTTGTTGAACCATTGACATAAAGATTTCCAGCAACAGTCAAGTTCTGAGCAAGTTCAACAGCACCAGTGCTATCGGTAATTGTAATAGCGGCAGTGCCATCATTTGCCTTAACAGCAGATGCTTGAACGGTTGGAGTTGTTACTGAAGTTGTAACTGTAACAGCAGAAGGAAGACCAATTGTTACTGTTTGACCAGAAGCAGATGTTTCAATTTCGTTTGCAGTACCTGCAATAGTTAGAGATTGTGAATCAAGATCTACAGCACCAGTTCCAGAATCTCCAGCAACATCAAGATCTTGAGCGGTTACTTGAGAATCAACATAAGATTTAATTGCCTTTGCTGATGCTAAGGTATCATCGGAAGCAGAAACAGTGGCGAGATCAGTGTCAACCGATGTAATTGCAGTTCCGCTACCAAATGTAGTATTGGTTATTGTTGCATTTGTAATCGTTGCGGTTGCTACTGTAGCTGCTGTAGCAACATTAATATTATCTAACTCAACAACACCAGCAATATCGTGCGTTGCTCCATTGACATCCAGAGAACTTGTTACTGTAAGAATGCCAGCAATAGTAACATCATCAGGTAGACCAACCGTTACAGTTCCATTTGATCTAGAGACATTAACCTCGGCATCAGTTCCAGCAATCGTGAGAACAGCACCACTAGCACTATCAGCAAGAGTTACATTTCCAGACGAAACTGAAAAATCTCCATTATCAAATGATGCAACACCCTTATTAGAGTCTGTTGCATCTTCTGCAGCAATAGTGATTGTATTATCACTTACTGTGGTGTCAATGGCTTCCCCACCAGTAAAGGTTAATGTATCGGTTAAAAGGTTAACATTGTCATCAGAACCAGAATCAGCACCAACTGTTAAAGTAGCTACTGCATCAATGAATGATAGAGTTCCAGAACCATTTGTGGCAAGAACCTGATTATTACTACCATCTGTCCCTGGCATTGTATATGTTACAATACCCGCAAGACTATCAGGTGCTTTGAGGGTGATGAAAGAAGTGCCGTTATCAGTGCCTTCTACTAAGTTAACTCCACTGCCAACTGTGGCAGAGTTAATTGACCAATATCTACCAGATCCAACAAATTGATTATTTGATGTCGTGGAATCGATACCAACATAAAGATCATAACTGTCGGTAGTAAAGCCTGGTTCACCTGCCCTCAGTCCAGGGAGATTGCTAAGGAGGCCTCTCTTAAACTGAATTACGGGAGCCGCCATTTTCTTTAATTTACATTACTTTTTACTATTTAGACTAAAAACTTCCTCCATCATATTTGAAGTTTGCACCTTCTCTTGGTTCAACTTCGACTTCCAACTGGTCTACAAAAGAATCGTCAATATCTCCGTCTTCAGCAGATACAGATAATGCAGTGTCAAATGGTATTAAATCGAATTTGTCACTGGTTGAATTGTATCTCATAACATAACGATTTTTTGCTGCTGTAAGTGGAGCAACATCCAAATCAACAAGATCTCTAAGTCTAGTTGCCATTAGAAACTCCCTGCATCGATGTCTCCTGCTTGAACTCTACCAAAATCCAACTCGTCTTCCAACTGAGTTACAAATGAATCTTCAATATCTGCATCTGACGCTGATTGGAATAATGCCTCATCTGGAGTTGATAATACAAATTTATTGGTGGCACTGTCATATGTAACTAATAAACCATCTTTTGTTAAATCTAATGTTCCAAAATTAGTATCTCCCATTTCAGCAGCAGCTGATGGATTACGAACAGATCTAATTGACGGTTTGGTTATTCTTGATTTTTTTGTTATTGTATTTGAAGTTGTTACTTTTCTAACTACTGGCATGATTATGTTGTAGTAATGCCTGCTTCTACCAAAGCCATCCCCTCTACCAATCTAGAAACTGCACCTGAAGGAGATTCTAAACGAACATCATATTGATATCTTCCTGGAGTTAGTCCAACTGTAACTCCGCTTGTCATGGCAATTGATACTTCTCCAGTAGATCCTGTTATTGAAACTGAAAATGATGTGGATGATGTAGAACTAAAATGTTTTTTTATTCTAGCAGTTCCAGTATAACCAGCAAGGTTTGATGCAGAACCATCACTTTCGGTTGAAGTGAAAGTTTCTCTAAAATCCGCACCTTGAGGAATAACTATATTAATAACAGGATTTGCTGCCATGATCCTTTTTTAACTATTTAGTCTCGTCTTTATCTATATTGCTATTCTTCAAAAGTTTTGATAATTCTGCAGTAGAACCAACAAAGAGAGCATTGGTCACATTAGTTGGACCTTTAGTATGGGTTTCTTCTTCAACATCTTTAAGTTTCTTTTGCAACTCCATTAACTTATCCGTAGCATCAGCCACATTTTTGATTAATTGACCAGCAACCTCATATGCTCTAGGCATTTCACTCTCTTGTGCTAACTCAAGAATTCCATTAATTGCTTCTTGTCCCTTTTCAATAATGGAATATAAATTACCTCTCGTATATTCATAATCTTTTTTTATATCTTCCACAGAAGAAGTAGAAAGATTCTTTGGTTCTTCTTTTACTGGATCCGTAGAAACGATGTCTGCAGCAACATCAAAAGTTTCATTGAGTTCATCAAAATTTTTTGTCATTTTCATTTCTCTATCAATAACTTACACTGAAACCAAAATCGTCTCCATCTTGAATGAGTGCATCGTCCGCATTTGTAATGGACTTAATCGCTTCCCCTTTAACATGTTTGGTTGGAGTTGTCTTATCTTGCCCTCTTTTAACCTTGATACTATCAGTGAGAACATCAAGCACATACAATTCCTCACCATCCAGTTCAATGTATGTATTTTCTGTAATTGTGGAAGGATCTGCAACCTTGAATAAAACATCGCCAACTTCAATGTCTTGTTCAAGAGTTGTGAGAACTGTTCCTGTGTAATTCTTAATTGCTCTTGGTTCAACAGCATATGTGAGATCTCTTTGTGGAGTTCCTGTTCCAGTAGATCCAGCAACATATCCAATAGATACCTTTTTGACAATATCGGAATTTGCAGAAGAAACAGGGCCAAACAAATAAGTCTTTGCACTAAACCTTAAAGTGTATACAAGTGCTCTCCGTGTAGAGAAATCTCCCTCATAATCATCATTCATACTAATGCTTTCAAGAGTAACGGGAATATCTCTTTTTTCGCCAATAGATTCTACCAAATTGACCGACATCGTATATGCGGGTTGAAAATATGGTAAAATTTGCTCAATGATTTGAAGCATATCATCATTTAACTTGGTCATAATAGCCAATTCAAACTCCATATTATATGGAACTGGCATATATGCAGTTTGAATTGAAGTCTTAT